GATACTGCAAATGTGTCTGGCTCCTCCGCATCCACTATCCGTAATGCAGCGCTTGCAGGGCAGGCGGCAAAGAATAGGACAGATACTTGGGTTAGGCCAAGCACAACTTTCATCGACGGCAACAAAATATTCACCGGAGATGCGTATGTGGATACGCTTCAGATACAAGGAAACGCAGTTACCATTCCTGTATTTGGAACGGCTCCCCGTAATGATACTATTATTGCTCCAAATACTTTTCGTAATCAAATTACAAGTGTTTCGGCATTTTTCCCCGGCAGTGTGTCTACAGTTTTTACTATCACAATTTCAGCTAATGCTCCTAACAATGATACTAATGTTTTGTTTGAAATCAGAGACGAAAATAATGGTCTAGTTGGTTTAGGAGAGTCAAGTACAAGAGGTGGGCGGTGGACAACCCAACACGTATTTTCTTTTCAAGGCTTAATGGGCTCAGGTAACAGAACTTTCTATCTTAACGTAGGTTGCTCTCAACCTTTTAACAATAACAGTGGGTGGTCTGTAATGGGAGCTTCATTACTAATCTTGGGAGTACAGCGTTAATGAACCACGTTATTTATAATGCAAATGGTGCTATCATCAGGGTAGTCACTTGCCCAGACTCAATGGTTTTGATGCAAGTAAAGGAAGGTGAATTTAGACTGACTTCTCAAGCAAATGTGGGTGCTGACGATAGCTGGGTTAGCGATGGAGTGTTAACACATAAGTCTAGTTTCCCTTTCTTACCCAACCATATTGAACTTGTCGCGGATTTACAAGATACGGCAGTTATCTCAAATGTACCTGCTGGCTCCGTCATTAATTGGTTTGACGGTGTAACAGAGATTTCGGACGGGGGTGATATTGAGCTCTCAGTAGACTTGCCGGGCAAGTATTGGTTAAGTATTTCCTCAACCCCATATCTAATTAAGGAGATAACTATTGAAGCGATCGCTGCAACTTAACCCCGACAACAGGCCTGCTACTTGGCAGCAAGTGCGTGAGTGGCGTGACATTCACGAAGTCTCACCGGTGGACTCACAGTTTGGTGCATTCGATTGCGGGCCCATGGCAGACAAACGCTTGTATGAACAACTGGATCTGTTTGATTATCTGACCACACTCAACGCTGACGGAACATTGAGCTGGAAACGTGCAGACAACACATGGGTAAACCTCACCAAAGCAGAGCTTGCGACGGTGTACCATGAGATACGTGTGAACCGTGCTCAGCGTGCCGGTCTGCTTCATTTGAAAGCTGCCGAATACGAAGCCATGGAAATAAAACCTAATGTGTCAGAACTCAAATCATTGAGTTTTTGGCTAACCTGAGACCTATCATGATAATCAGAAAACCATCAGCCAAAGAAATTGTGAGATGCTACATTAAATATGCATCAATGGAAGACTGGCTACCGACACGGACAACTAATGCCAAAGATTTTGCCAAAGAATTATCAAAGTCGGATTGCTATGTAAAAGTAGCGGAAGACGAAGACGGTGAAATCATTGCGTTCTTGTACGGCAATCCGGAACAAATGCTTCACATGCCTTTCCCGGCCTATGTGCAGAAGTACTACTGCTCATGGTGCAAAGGAAGTAAAGCTGCAAGAGCTCTGAAGATGCTGCATCAAGACCTTTTCGAGTTTGCGGAAGACAGGGGCTACTGGATGGTAATCTCTACCGGCTCTCATCATGACGAAAAATACAGCTTCACCAAGATGTTGGAGCGGATGCTCGGATGGGAACGCAGAGGCTACGTGGCAATGCAGAAAACCACCCACTATGACCCTGAGAAGGCCGCAGACGGCAAGTCGCACCAGCCCAGGCCGACAGGCAGGGCAGCCCGCAGACTCCAGCAGCGTGGCCCTCAGCCACCCTCTTGAACCCATCGCGAGAGTCAGCCGCTAGGGGGTTCCAATTTGCCCCATGCCTCTGACCTCGGGCACTCTCAAACGTCTCACCAGCGGCCTCTCCGGAGGCTCACTTTTTCGGATTTTTCCAAGGAATCGATTATGCAAAATACTGACTGGAGTTTAACTTCACGTTTTTCACCAAATGAATGGCCAAGTGGAGTTGCGGAAGCCTTAGACTTACGACTTATGCACGAGCTATTCCGCTTGCGTGAGTCAGTGCCGGGTTCACACTCCATGACGCCATCCCCAATATTTGGTGCGCATATACGTAACGAAGGAAACTCAAGACACTCCACAAAGAAGGGCACAAGGCAGTCCGATGCAACCGACTTGTTTCTGCCTAACTGGAAAATTGCTTTTGCGATATGGAACAGAGCAACTCAGATGAATTTTGGCGGCATTGGCTTGTACACGGACACTCAGTTAGGCGGCAATAAAATGCCCATGATTCATCTGGACATGCGAGATGAAAGGCTGATGTGGGTGCGAGACGCGGTGCACGGCTATGTGTACTTTCAGAATGATCCCAGGACTTTCTTTAAGATTTTGGCGCAACAATAACTGCGGAAAATAGGGTATCTTATATGAAGAAACAATCATATGAGAGACTTGACATGAAAACTTGGCTTAAAGCTTTTGCGCACAATTGCATAGTACACTCAATGATGATGTTTGTTCCTGCAGCCCTCGGAGATAGACTGCATGATTGGAATGCTACTTGGGCATTTGGTCTAAAGCGTTATGATGAGCTTTTTTTTTAGAAAAGAAATCTGGCACCTTCGGGTGCCTTTAAAATCAATTTAAGGTATTTATTATGAATCATTTTGACTTAGCAGATCAGTACAGGAATTACGACTTGGAAGGTGCAGGCCGCCTTGCAATCAATTTGCATGATAAAAGATTCATGCCCGTTAGGTCTATCAAAGAATATCTTGATACAGGACGCGAGGAAGAACTTGCATTTCAAGAGATAAGAGCGATCTTAAAGTGCACGCATCTGACGACAGAGCAGAGTCGTATTTATGAAAAACTTTCGGAGAAAAATATGGCAACTGATTACATAAGCGCAATACTGGAAAGCTCTAGAGGCATTGCTCTCTTATACCACAAGAAGAGAGGCACTGTTACTTTGCCAACCGGAAAGGTGGACTCGGGAGAAACGCCTGAACAAGCCTGCAGAAGAGAGATGCTGGAAGAGTTGGGCGTCAAAGTTACACATATGACACTGGCGCACACGACTAAACACCGGTCGCCGAAAGGGAATCCTTATATCGGTTGGCACTTTATATGCAATTTTGAGGGGCATCTTGTGAACTGTGAAAAACAGAAGCATGAAATAGTCATCGAAGAACAGCTAAGGTGGACAGATGCCTGGGACGTACTGGCAAGCAAAGATCCCGCGTAATATTTATCAATCAAAGGAGTTGTTATGAACAGTGCAATTGTAGCTATTGAGAATATGTTTCTAGGATTGAAGAAGGAATTAGAAGGGATAAATGACCCTGGGCATCGGGAATCGGTGGACTATCACTACTGGCAGCGGCTCTGCCAGGATGGTGCGCTCAGCGCTGTTCGCGGAAAAACATGGGTAGAAGGATCAGATACCTATTTTGTAAGAGACGACTTAACCCTGGTGATAACGCATGAGGCGTACAAAGGCCCGGTGATCAAAACTCATATGCAGTGGGGCGAGTACCAGAATGGTATGAAGCTGTCCTTTAGTACTCAGCATGTGAGTACCGATCCAGACCCCTGTATAAAAGCAGAACTGAATAAAATATTCAGGGGACAAAAGTCAGAACTATTTGTCAATTCAGACGCGGTGTCTTACTTCTTGGCGTACCATTTTGTGAGAAGAAGTAACGGGGATCTGTTCCCATTAGCTCTTGTTTTTGCCGATCAAGATAAGCGAGAAGTTTTTCGAACAGGCGTGAGTGCGCAGGAGATTGCGTTCCTTCGTGCACAGCTGCGTAACTGGGCTATTCAGTAAAATGCGGGAAATAGAGTATCTTATATGAAGAAACATCAATCAAAGGAAATATTATGCTACATCTAATGTTATTGATTTTAGTTGGCCTGGCAATAGTCTTCATGGTAATGTTTATTATAGGAGGAGTCGTAGGGCTCTATCAAGGAATTAAAAAGAGCAAGAAAGAGGACGACGACAATGTTATTTAAAGCGTTCATATAGGGATTTTTTGGTTCTATTATTGTAATCTTGGGAGGGATATTGTTTTTCTTTATCCTAGCGGTTCTCATCAAATTCTTTGCCCCAGACCGTTGGGCAGAAATGGAAGAAAAAAAAGGAAGAAAATCAAATGATTATTATTGTTATTGGTGTTGCGGTAGTGTCAGTAGCTTTATATCTTGCTGTTGAAAGACCAGCGTGTGAAAAGTACTTTGAGTTAGATTTAGAAAAGCGAATGGGCGAATGATTTCGCGCACATTGGCAATAGTGTGTATTTTAGCACTGATGTCAGGATGTGCACCGGCGGCGCTTGAAGAAGTGCAAAGCGGGGAGGCACAACTACACTGTCACCTGCAAAAAGGCTGGACAAAAATAGACAAAGAGCGTGTCGTTGACATTATCGACGGCACTTGGATTTTCAATAACGGGTACTCAAGTACCTGCAAATTGACGAGGAAAGAATAATGGGCATTTTAGTTGTAGCCGTCTTACTTGTATCCCTAGTCCACATGGGCCTGGAAATTTACCAAACTCTGAAAGGACGTGGCAAATGAGCATTTTGCTGGGAGTGTTAATTGTCGTAAGCATCGTAAGGATGCTGGTGAGCATATACTTTGAGGTGACAAAATAATGGCAAATTTTGTGTTAGTAGTACTAACTTGTTGTGCCTTTTTCTTCATGACAAAAATCATGAAAAAGACAGGGATATTTGAGATGCTTTTACAATACGCGGCAATTGTCGGTGTTGTGGGCGCTCTGGCGCTGCTATTTGCACCTTCGATTATGGGGATTTTACTAATCTCAGGAGGCGTCATCGTAGCCGCACTGATAACTTCCTTGCAGATTTACCTAGTCTACAAGCTCGCCGAGGTGGTAATACTGGGCATTGTAGCAAAAAGGAGGGGAAAGTGAATCTCGTCTGCTATTCTTTTATCGGTGCAGTTGACGATAAAGGTAAAAAGTCGTCATTCAAGAATCCGACAGCCGCAAGGTTTCTAGACAAGGAACAGTGGCTAAAGACTGTCAGAACCTTCAACGGTTCAGACTTAATGGATTTAAATCAAAAGCACTTTATGGGCTCCAATCTAATTGGGGCAAAAGTCCACGCAATAGCAAATCTGAGAACAGATGGAGGTGTGCCAATATACGTAGAAAACGCAACGTATAATAAGCTAAAAAATTTAATACTGCCGTACAAAGACCTGTTCTAGGCGTTACCTCTCTCACATCCCTTTGGGGTTGTGGGAGAGGGCGTCATGAACTTTTTTTTTTCTCAGAGGAATAACCTTGCAACTTCGTGACCTGATTGAAGCAATACTTATAATCTTATTGATTATCTGTGTTACAAGATTCAGATTAGATGCTGCAATGTTACTCGTTGTTATCCTATACTTATTGCGAAAAGGTTCCAAATCATCCCAAACCTAGACGCTTAGGAGAGACATGCGCAACAAAATTTTGAATAGTCTTGAAACCCGAGTTGGTTCTGAAATTTCAATCAGAATGCCTCTAAAATACTTGAAGGCGTTGTCCCTTGAAAAACACATCAACGATATCATAGGCGTCGTGTATCTTTACACTAGACCTAAAAAGGGAGTAAAGTCAGGAGCACAATTCACGTTCCTTACAGAAATTGTGTGTGCTATTGGTAAAAAGCTTATGTCCAAAGAGCAACTCAAAAAAGATTCAGCGTTGGCTGCTAAAACAGGCGCATTTATTCTTTACTCTTTTGAGGAACTTAATTTGCTGAAAGTAGTGAAAAGCAAAGGTTCAAATGGACACCAAGCCTATATTGTAGAAGTAGTGGACGATGCAGCTCTCATCAAATTATGGAACGAACTTCCACCGGCTACTTTAGAAAAGCTACCATCACTTCTACCTTATGACGCATGGACAAGCTTTCGCCATTCAACCGGTGCATTGCTTATCAAAACAAACCACAAAATCAGATCTACAGTAACTCCGCTAACACATCCATTGATATATGAGGCTATTAATAAATCTCAATCAGTTGGTTGGAACATCAACAAAGCTGTCCACGAGTTACAGCTGTGGTCTTTCAGAAACAAGGCAGACGCATTTAATGATGTCTGGAAGGCGCACAGCCCTGAAGCAAGATCTACAAAGATCAGGGAGACAAAGTCAATCAGCAGCATTGCTGAACGATTCTTAGATGACACTTTCTACCATTTACAATACATGGATTTCAGAGGAAGAAAGTATGTGGCAACCGCCTATCTCAACGAGCAAGGCTCCGATCTGGCCAAAGGCCTTTTGATACGAAACGACAGAAAAGCGATTAAAGAGAGCGGCTTCTTTTGGCTATGTGTCAGCATTGCTTCTAACTGGGGCGGGGACGCCGGGAGAGAAGACGAGTTAAAAACAGACAAGATACCTCTGAAAGATCGCTACATGTGGGTTCTTGACAATGAAGAGATTATAGTTGCGTACGCAGAAAATCCTAAGTTAAACCAAGGATGGATGAAGGCAGATAAGCCCTGGCAGTTTATTGCTGCATGCTTTGAGATGTTGAAATTGAGACAGCATCAAATGGGTGATGTCGAGGACTTCTCTTATGAATCAGGCTTAGAAGCATATCTTGACGGCAGCACTAACGGAAGTCAACATCTATCGGCTTTGATGCTGGATGAAGAGACGGCACCATATGTAAACTTAGTGCCCTCAGATCTTCCGGGCGACCTTTATATGTTTGTGGCATACCACATGTGGGCTGAACTTGAGAAAGAAGTCAGTGAAATGACTTCAAGGACTAAGAAGAGTCTGGACAAATGCATTGATACCCTCATCGAAATGAAGAAGCAGATCAATGCAACAGAAGCTAAGAGCGAGCAACGCCAAGAGCTTATTGAGATCTATAAGAAGTACAAGCTGAAAAACAAGGAGATCATTAAAAGAGCTGCTCCGATCTTCTGGTTGAGAGTCAACGAAGATAAGCAAAAAAGAAAGATATGAAAGAGAGGCGTAATGACTCTTCCGTACGGCTCTAAGCCTTATGGCCTGGGAGAGCAAGTAATAAATGACTCTCGCAAACACGGCATTGAGTTATTAACTTACATGGAACACACTTGGGGTGCTTATTTCGGAAGAGATCTTTTCAGAGTTTGTATGGATTGTCTTAAAAAGCCGATGCGTCTTCTCTCAACATTTGAGCAAGCGGGCAAAGCAGCGGAACAGCGCGGTGAGTTCCTCTCTTGGACTGTCCCAATAACCAACTTTCCTGTAGTACAGCATTACATTGAAGGAGAAGTTAAGAAAACTTGGGTGCAATACGGAGCGCCTAAAGGCAAGAGATTGAACACGGGGTATTACGAGAATACGTACCAATTGATGATTTCTTATCTGGAGCAGCCAAAGCCCTCTAAAAATAAGCAATCTCAAGGTGCCGCACCGAACATAATTCACAGCCTTGATGCGGGCCATCTCATACTGACAGTCTGCAGAGCGCCATTCCCGGTAACAACAGTCCATGATTCCTACGGGGCGTTGTTGGGTGACATGAATGATCTGTTCAGGATTGTCAGGGAGACCTTTGTTGAGCTGTACCTTAAAGACCCACTGACATCAATTTTCAATGACATAGGAGCGGACATCACAAAAATAGAGAAAGGCAAATTAGACCTGACACTGGTTCTTGACTCGGAGTACGCATTTGCATGATAATCTGCAGAACACTCGAAGACATTGAAGCAATTGAAGACCCTATAATCAACAGAATTGCTCTTAATAGCTATCAACTAAGTATTGAAGAGTGGGTAGGGCAGGGTAACAAGATGTCAGAGATCGGCATAATTGTTGTTTTAGAAACAGCTGAAGACTTTAGCAAGGAGGAAGCTTATCTAACAAGTGATAAAGGTTTCTTATTGCATCTGACAATGGTTGCACATGATGAAGCCTTTGTAAATTGGGAGTATTTAGAAGAGTACGAGAATGCATGGGAAATCCTGCACCTTGTAAACGATGAGTTCGGTGTTGTTTACTTGTTCAGAAATGATATAGATATCCCCCAGGCAGTGCGAGATGCGCTTTCTGTTTTTTAACCAATCAACCCGTTAGATTAACCCTGAAAGGGTTTTAACCAAACACATAGGAATTTTCTAAAATGATGTTATACGATTGCGAATTATGGTATATTAGGCTTGACCCTGCAAACCCAAACACCAAGTTTAGCAAAGTGCGCCCTTCTTGGGAAATTCAAATCAGAACAACTAAGAAAGAGCAAATGAAAGAGTGGCAAGCTGCCGGTCTGAAGGTAACACCTCAAACAGACGACCACGATAATCTATTCTACTTTGTGAACTTGAAGCGCAAAGCAGTCAAAGCAGACATGACGCCTGTGGTATGCCCGGAGCTGATTGACGGAGACCTAAATAGCATTGATCCGCGTACTGTCGGAAACGGCTCTGAAGGCCACGTCCGAATTTTCCAATACAACCAGGAAGCAATGGCAGCAAGCGGCGACAAGCCTGCAATGCCAGCTAAGCTTGTCAGCATACTGATGGGCGTTCAAGTGACAGTGCACAGAGTATATGTCCCCAAGCCGTCTGAAGACCGTGAAGAATTCGCTGTAACCAAGACAAAAGTACTGGGTGAACTCCCCAAGTATGGGAGTGAAGATGACGCCGACAGAGCACCCTCTGAGTCTTTCAAGAAAACAGCGCCACCGGAAGGTTCAGACAAGGCTCGTGAATCCGTTAAATTCTGAGACTAATATATGAAATACGTAATAGACGTAATTGATTGCAAACGTGACTATCGAGTTGCAACCACAACAGATCCACTTTTGCTTAATGTTTTAGATGACTTGAAGATGTCCGCAGTCAATGAACTCTTCATAAGTCACAATCTTTCAATATCGGTCAATGGTCGTCAAGACATTGCCTTAAGCAGTTTTGAAGACTATGAATCTTGGATTGTAGGTCTTGAAAGATGGTCTGCTTGGCACTCTGATATAGAAGAAAAAATGACAGGTAAAGACCTTGCAGAGCCATTAATCGAAACAGCTCATATTGGAGTATCCTCAGCAGTTGACCCGAGTCACTATCGCGGTATGCTGGCGGGACTCCCTGACTACGGCTGGATTGACATTGAGAGTCGAAAAGCCAAGTACAAAGACCCCACAGTGTTTCTTGGCGCGGTGGATTTGCAAGAAAGTAAATACATGGAACGTCTGGGCAAAAAAGATGATCCTCTCCAAGAACGCAAAAAGAGCTTGTTCTACAAAATGTACGCAATACTGTACATGGAGAATGGCTGTCTGCCGATAAAGGCTAACGAAGTTCACAAGTGGATTGCGGCAATGCCTGCCATGCCACACAAGACTATGTAAAGGAGAGAGGGCTGTAGTGGCCCTCTTTAACTTATGTCAAGATACGTATTCGACATTGAAACTGACAATTTGCTTGACAAGTTGACTTGCATGTGGCTTATTTGTTTCAGAGATATAGAAACGGATGAGCGCTTCTATTGTACTCAAGAGGATATGCGTTGGAAAAAAGTGCTGCAAGAAGCCGAGCTTGTTGTAGGCCATAATATTATTAATTTTGATTTAAAAGCGCTTAAAAAGATTTATGGTTTCACTTTGAGTCCAGGCACTCGAATTCATGATAGTCTTATTATGAGCCAAGTACAAGATTATAAGCGATTTGGAGAAAAAGGCCACGGCTTAAAAGTTTGGGGCGAGTACCTGGACTATTCTAAAATAGAGTTTGATGACTACTCTGCTTATACTCCCGAAATGCTTACTTACGGTCAACAAGACGTTGATCTCAACACTGAAGTTTACAGAGTTCTGTTAACTGAATTTGAGGCGCTTGCTGAGCGTAACGAGTTTATAATACCTTATATGCGAGCTGAACACGCAGTCGCTCAATGGTGTGCAGACGCAGCAGAGTATGGCTGGCCTTTTGATAAGGAGGGCGCAATTGAGCTCCTCAACACTCTCAAGGCTTTGTTAGACTCCATCACAGAAACACTTGAAGCAAAACTTGGTATCAAGACTGTGGCGACTGACATGGTCAAAGGTGTCTGTGAAGTCAAAAAGCCTAAATGGAAAAAGGATGGCGATTACAATCATCACACATGCGCATGGTTTGGCATTGAGCCCGAGGAGGGACAAGAGGATGGTACAAGAGAGATTGACGGAGAGTACTGCAGAGTTGAGTTTAAAAAACTAAAGTTAAGTTCTCCTGCAGATGTTAAAGTGTTTCTCTACCGCAACGGCTGGATTCCTGATCAATGGAACACTAAAGTCAATCCCGTGACTTTTGAGAAGACAAGAACTTCACCGAAAATAACAGACAGCTCCCTTGAGTTTCTTGGGAGTGACGGCAAGCTCTACATAGAGTATCTTACAGTACAGTCCCGTTACGGCATCACAAAAACTTGGGTAGAGAACGTTGGTGAAGACGGTTGTCTGAGGGGTGATTGCTTCCCAATAGGCACGCCGAGTATGCGGGCCAGACACAAGATTATTGTGAACGTACCAAGCGCAGACTCCGACTACGGTCCCGAAATGCGCCGCCTGTTCCGATCCAGGCCGGGCTGGAAACTTGTCGGGTGCGACTCCTCCGGCAACCAGGCGCGTGGTCTCGCACACTACCTGAACAACGATGAGTTCACCAGAATCCTGCTGCATGACGATATCCATACTTATAACGCGCAAAAGTTGACAGAAGTTTTGCGTGAGATGGGAATGGATCACGTTGTAGAGAGAAGCGTTGCAAAGAGAATTTTGTATGCTTTCTTGTTCGGGGCTTCTGGTGGGAAGCTCTGGGGCTATATCTTTGGACAGCCCAATGAAAAACGTGGTGCAACTCTGAAGAAAGGCTTCACAAAGGCAGTTCCAGGGTTCAAAGATCTCTTGGATAAACTGGATCGTGTATTCAATCAAACCAAAAGAGAGAACAAAGGCTATGGTTTTATCCCGTCTATTGCCGGCACTCGCATATATGTCGACTCTAAGCATAAACTGCTTGTTTACCTGCTGCAGTCACTTGAGAAGATTACTTGCGCGGGTGCATGCCTGCTGTTGACCCAATGGCTAAAGGAAGAAAACATACCGTACAGCCCTTGTATATTTATGCACGATGAGCTTGATTTTATGGTTCCTGAAGAATACGCCGAAAGAGCTGCAGAGCTGGGCGTTAAAGCATTTCAAGAAGGACCGAAACTGTTTGGAGTGACAATTATGAGTGGTGACGGTAAAATTGGGAATGACTGGATGGACATTCACTGATGGAAATTAATTGCAAACACTCAAAATTTAGCAGGTTATGGGTAAATAGCTGTGTTGATGCAGATAACGACCTCTGCTTAGCACTGGAGGATTACGAGAATTATGTATCTGTATATCTCAGTCTTGAAGAGATTTTAATATTGCAAAAACATCTAGTTGAGGTCTTAGAAAAGCATGCGAAAGATTCTTATAAAAACTGATATTGAATGGCAACTTGCCTGTGACAAGCACTCTGAACTTAATAAGCTTGTTTTCGGAGGTGACACTACAATAATTGTGCAGCAAACCACTATAAGGAGAGTCCAATGACTTTTAAATGTGCGCACTGCGAGGTTAGTGTCAAGTCACAGCCTTGGGCCAATACCAGTCTAGGTCTCTGCAGAGATTGTTACAGGAAATGGTACGAGTGTACAGACTGCGGTGATCGGGTATATGGCCCAATTCACCTTGAAGACGCAGTATCGCTGCAACAGTGTGATGACTGTTTTCTGGAGAATAAGAAATGCGAGCCATAACAAACTATCATAAGGATGAATCCAATGATTTACAAATGCAGCGGCTGTGGCCAGATGGTGGATTCCCAAGAAGAGTTGGAAGGCGCGTTTGACGAGGAAGAATGTAATCAGTGCTACATGGAGAAGGATCAATGCGAAGAGTAGCCATAATTGACGGAGATATTATCTGTCATGATGCCGCAGACCTCCACTGGCGTAAGAAGGTCAGTCAGTGGGAGTTGCACGGCCTTAATATTGCGCCTCTCAAGGGGCTGGGCTATGTACCCGGCTATGATTACACAACAGACTTAGCTATGCAAGAAAAATGCTGGGACACCTTTCTGGAAATGCTTGAAGCTGCAGTGGAGGCAAGTTATTGCACAGAATACGTCATGGCGGTTAAAGATGGCAAGTCATACCGAGATGAGATCTACCCTCAATATAAGCTGAAACGCGGCAAATACAATGTGCACAATCCGTTTGTGGAGTATCTTCGAAAGCGAGCTATAGAAGAAGATCTTGCTCTGGGTGCCACAGGTAAAGAGGCAGATGACTTGGTAAGGACATGGGCAACCGAGTGCAAAGAGCACGGAATTGAATTTGTGGTGGGCACTATTGACAAAGACTTGAGATGCATTGAAGGCACACATTACCATCTCAGTAAAAAAGAGCTCTCAAAAGTCAGTAAAGAAGAAGGCATGTGGCTTTACTACGCACAGCTCCTCTCCGGTGATCCTACAGATCATATACCGGGACTCCCTGGCATTGGTCCTGTTAAAGCACAAAAGGCAATTGCAGGAACAGAGGAAGACTGTCAAGAGGCAGTGGTGGCAATGTACTTAGAAGCCTACGGAGATGATTGGGAAAGCCATTTGCTTTCTAATGGCAAAATGATCTACATTCAGGAGCACTGGAATGCACACTTCACTATTCGAGAATGGCCCATCGTTAAAGAGTTGCGTGGATAGAAATGCCACTGTCTGGCTCGATGGTACTACTTTTGAAATGTTTGCAATGGACGGTGAGGACGCTGTCAGAGTGAATTGTCTGAGTGGTGACTGGGTAGGCACATTTAAGCCTTACACAAAAGAAATAACGCCTGATTTCACAAAGAAAACTCACACCATCAGTTCAATAGCTCTAAAGGAGCCGGACTAAGATTAAACTTTTCGGATCGTCAAGAATAGCCCTCCAAGATGAGTAGGTTGTCGGTTCCTCAACTGAGCGAACCCAATGAAAATGTCAGTGCCAAACAACTATGTTCCCTCCGCCTCAAAGTTCAACAATGGTCATTGGAAGTTTGATCAACAGATGGGAAAAGGAGCAGGCTTTGTTTACATAATCCGCGATAATTTAATGGAGAAATTTTACTTAGGCAAAAAATCTTTCAGAGTCAGCAGTGGCTATGAGACAAACTGGCGTAAGTACACGTCTTCTTCAAACATATTGAATAGCTTGCTGGAAGCAGGTGATAAATCAGACTTTGATTTCTTTTGTCTTGAGCAATACAGGATGACAGGTACTGTGAGCTACGCAGAGACATGGTCCTTGTGTCTAGTGGAGGCGCCTACAACAGATCGTTGGTATAACAAGCGCATTGAAAAAGTTGCATGGAATGTCAGCGAAAAATTATCTGAAAGGCATAAACGCAGACTGAATATAATCATCAACATGGGAGACCCCGATGCTTAAGTTCAAACGTTTTTTATTTGTAATCCTCACACTCATTGCCGCTGTGGGTTTAATTGCCAGCTGCATTTTGATGGGAATGGAAGCATTGGGGGTTGCTGAAGACAACGACCTATCCAACATTAAATTAATGCTATCTTCTTTAATATTAGGCTTTATTGCGAACACAATGAGGTAGTAATGGGCAAAATCGTCAAGCGAAATCAGCCCTGCTTGGCTTGTGACTCAACTGATGCACGTCAGATATATGAAGACGGCGGTTCAAAATGCTTCTCATGTGACAAAAGTTTTAAATCTGATGAAGCAGTCAAGCCAGCACCCAGAATGTACAGTCCTAAAAGGATAGATCCAGAAGAGATAAAGACATACGCAACAAGAGGCTTTGAAGCAAGAGCTATTACCAAAGCAGTCTGTGCTTTTTACAATGTGAAAGTTTCTTACAATTCAGACGGTAATATTGACACACATTACTACCCCTATG